AGCAAATCTTAGATGGTTACGGTGAGATTACAACACATATCAATGCTGCATGTTTAAATGAGAGTTACGAATTTAAAAACAATAAAGGATATATAGAATGGGAGCTTTAGGACAACATTTTGATGAGTTAGAAACAAAACATAAGTTAGAGGTTGGTGAACTTGAAATGAGGATCATTGATTTGGAAACTGAATTGACTATCATCAAAGGTAGATATGAATCTCTATGCGGTAAGGTTAAAACTAATGCTAATGAAAAACGTAATAGTGACGACCACAACGATTTTTTAAGAAACTATGGAAAGGAGAAAGGATTTTATGAAAGATAAAGTAGAAGACACTGGAGCGAGTATGTTTTTCGTAATGATAATGGTATTGACTATTATGTTTTGGGGAGACCCAGATATCCACGATGCAATCATAAAATATTTGATGGGTGGGATGTAATGTTGATATCAGAATACTATAAACCAAATGATGGTTCTGCTCAAGTAAGACAGAACCCAAAAACGAAAGAATACTTCATTATTTACTTTGCTGAGGATGGTCAAATTTTTGATTCAGAAAAGTTTCCTGACAAGTCATTAAGATATGTTGAGGATGCTGCAGAAAATTATGCTCTAGGAATTAAAATATTATGAATATACACTGCTTAAAAGAAAAACAAATTTTAAAAATCATCGAAGCACTAACTCTTATTAATGATAGGGAAACTGCTAGTATAGTATTTAAACAATACTCTGAACAGAAGAAAGGTGGACCTTGGAAGAAACGATTACGTGAACAAGGTTTTTGTATTTAAACTTTACTTCTTGTCTAAATAGGGGTATAATATAATATAATGCAATACGAGGAATATGATGAAAAAGAATTACAAATTTAATGAAGAAAAAGGTTGCTACGAATTTTGTGGTAGTAGGACTTGCGAGTTACAAGAACAATTGAAAGAAGGGGATGGTCCTCATAAGATTTGTTGTGGTTGTATTGAAGAGTATGAAGGTGAAACACCTAATATAAAAGAATTGAAAGGCACATTACAAATTCGTAAAGAACGAGTAGACGAAGGTAGATGCAAATTTGAAAAGAATGCGATGTCAGATTTGTTGAGGTCATTTACAGCAACAGTTGTGTTTGAAAAGAAAGACGGAACTGAACGCACTATGGAATGTACGTTGCTTGAGAAGTTCTTACCAAAACGTGCTAACGTTGTAGATGACGACTCAGTTGAATATGAAACAAATCCTCATCCAGAACTAATAACTGTATGGGATTTAGAGAAGAAAGGTTGGAGATCATTCAAACTCAACACCGTTAAGTCATTCGAAGTAGCATAATATGGCATTAAATATTATTGATGATACTGAAACAGTAGAACTTGGTCCAAGTAAAGATGGCACGTATGATGGTGCTATGGGTGGAACTGAGTTAATGAATAAAGCATTATACGAAAGAGTAGATAATGATTTACTTGATGAGTTTTATATTATCAAGTCAAGAGTAAGTTGGACTGATAAGGATAAACCTAACGTGTTATGGTTACACGATACGTGGGACGATCCGGAAGTACAACATCTCAAAGAACAAGAGAGCAGAGATAGGTTTGCTAAACTTGTATTTGTGTCTAATTATCAACTGGCAACGTATAACTTAGCAATGGGTGTTCCATACCAAAATGCAATCGTATTACGAAATGCAATCGACCCAATCGAGTATAAAGAAAAGGATGAAGATGTTATTCGTATTATCTACCACACTACTCCACATAGAGGATTAAACCTCGTAGTTGCAGCAGTTAAAGCAATTGCTGAAGAGATGGGTGATAAAATTCACTTAGACGTGTATTCGTCATTCGAAGCATATGGTTGGAAAGAACGTGATAAACCGTATGAAGATTTGTTTGAAGAAATTAGACAACATCCTAATATGACATATCACGGATTCCAACCAAATGATGTTGTTCGTAGTGCGTTACAAGAAGCACACATATTCGCATACCCAAGTGTTTGGCCAGAAACAAGTTGTATCAGTGCGATTGAAGCAATGAGTGCAGGTTGTGAGGTAGTATGTCCTAACTTCGCAGCACTACCAGAAACGACTGGTAACTTTGCTCGTATGTATCAATTCAATGAAGATATGGGTGAACACGCAAACGTATTTGCTAATCAATTATTTCAAGCAATTGTCGAACATCGTGACGAAAACCTACAAAAGAAATTGATGTTCCAGAAAAACTGGGTTGATAACTTCTTTAATTGGGATCTACGTGCAGCTGAGTGGACTAATATGCTACAAAGTATCAAACGATAAACTTGACATTTATCACAATCTAACGTATAATATAACTAAAGAGGAGAAAGCATGACCAGTTGGGCAAATGTAAAAGAGAAAATTAAAACGAAATTTCAAAAGAAACCTAACTATGAAGAGATGTATCATGCGGAACGTAGAGTTTCTGAGTCCTGGGAATTCAGATACAATAAGTTATATAGACAATTGAATGCAATACTAAAGGAGGGTAATAATGGGTAAACGTAAACCGATGACTGCTGAGCAGAAAGTTGCAGCAGGTGAGAGATTAGCATTAGCAAGAGAGAAAAGGTTAAAGGCAAATCCCCCACAATATAAGAATATACATCCAAACGTTTTAGCACGTGACGATAGTGACCAACTATCTATGAAGAGTGTTAAGGGTTGGATTAAACACCAACGTGACTTGCTAAAGACTGAACGTTATAATCACCGTAAGGGTGATAAGAAAGCACTATCTAAGATAGGTGGCATTCAAGGTTATATTCGTCAGTTACAATACTATCTAGAGAATGGTGACTACATTGCTATGTTCTTTGGTGAGAATGAAGATAAACCAGTTGTTCAACATTGTCTTGCTATGGCATATGATGAAGATGGTTATGCTAAAAGAACTATTGGTGTAGCATATCCTGATACTGGTTGTGTTTGGACTAAAGAAATGGATGACGAGAAAAGAGGTAAGTTTTAATGGTTGACGTTTATTGGACTTGTGATAACGTCAATTCTTTATTAGTAGAACCTCTAAAATCAGTCGTGAATGATTTGAAGAAAAATAATTTTTTATTTGGGGAAGAAACAAAGAATTATTATAAGTGTCCTGGATATACTAATTTTTTTAAGAACACTTTTGTAATTGAATCCTCGATGAGTTTTGAATTGACACATACAATAAACCCAAACGGATCACCTAATATAGGAGTTAATAGAGACCAAAAGTTTTTTGATGATAATATTTTGGTGGATAAACTTTCAGCCATCCAACAAATGATACACATCAACCAATTTCATTATTTTTTTTCAGAACAGGATATTGAAATTTCTGTCATGCCTGCGTTCTATCATGATAATGATTTGAATAACCACTACATAACATCTGGAAAGTTTAATATATCAAAATGGTTTAGACCACTATATCCAAACATAATATTAAAAGGAAGTAAATTAAAAATTGAGAAAGGTGATGCTCTATTTTATATAAAATTTCACACAAATGAAAATATCAATTTTAAACATTTTGAACAAACAGAATATTTAAACAGTTTGTCGAAGGATTGTTTGAATGTTAAATCTGTTATTCCTCATATGGGATTAGATAAATTGTATAAATTATTCACTAGACGAAATCAAAACAAGAAAGTTTTAAGGGAAATTAAAAAGAATTTAACAGGAGACTTCGAATGATATTTATAGATTTCAGTCAGGTAATGATTTCAAACACAATGGTACATCTAGGCAAAACTCAAACAAATGTAGATGAAGGTATGATGCGTCATATGATTTTGAATAGTTTAAGAATGACTAAGAACTCATATGGTAAGAAGTATGGTGACTTAGTTATCTGTGTTGATGATAGAAGTTATTGGCGACGTGACATATTCCCTTATTACAAGGCACATCGTAAAGAGAACCGTGATAAAAGCATAGTTGATTGGAATCAAGTATATGGTGTACTTAATAAGATTCGTGATGAAATTGCTGAAACGTTCCCTTACAAAGTTATTCAAGTAGAGAAAGCAGAAGCAGATGACATCATTGGAGTGCTATCAAAGCATTTTGGAACTGTACTAAATAATGAATCTACTGAAAGAAACTTAATCTTATCCAGTGATAAAGACTTTGGTCAGTTGCAGAAGTTTGCTAACGTTGACCAATATAGTCCTATCACTAAGAAGTGGTTGCGTATTGACAACCCTAAAGACTTTCTAATGGAGCATATCATTCGTGGTGATAGAGGTGACGGTATCCCGAACTTCTTATCTGCGGACAGTGCTATCATTAGTAAGATTAGGCAGACTGCTATTGCTAAGAAGAAAGTTGAAGTTTGGTTGAAACAGAAACCTGATGAGTTTTGTGATGAAGGTATGTTACGAAACTACAAAAGGAATGAACAGTTAGTTGATTTAGAAATGGTTCCAGAAGCAATATCTTCTGCTATTATAAATCAGTTTGAGAATTATAAAGTCCCTGAACGCAGAGGTTTGCTCAACTACTTTATAAAAAACAAGTTAAAGAATTTAATGGATTGTATTGGAGAATTTTAATTATGCAAAAAACGTTTTACGAAATATTTAAAGAAGTACATAATGCTAAAGGTAAGAATAGGAAGGTTGAAATCCTTCAGTTTTATAGCAGTGCTGGACTAAAGAGTGTTCTTGGCTATACCTATGACCCACGTATCAAGTGGTTGTTGCCTGAGGGGATTCCCCCATATAAACCATTACCAAAAGAAGCAGACCAAGAGTCAGCATTAGAATCTGAGTTAAGAAAGATGTATATGTTTATCGAAGGTGATACTGATACGCAACGTAACTTAAAACCAAGTCGTAGAGAAACGTTATTCATTGCGATGCTTGAGTCAATCGACCCACGTGATGCTAAAGTATTGATTGGGATGAAAGAACGTAAGCAACCGTTTAATGGATTAACACGTAAACTTGTAGAGGAAGCATTTCCTAATCTAACTAAGGACTGGAGGACTGGTAATGGAAAGAATTGAAACAACTGAAACAATAATCAAGGATGGGGACTTCACCTTAGAAAAGGATATTGCTACGTTTGATCATTTTATGACTGATGAAGAGTGTGATTTTTATATTTCAGTAATAGAAACGTCTAAGGGTTTTATGAAAACGCGACAAGAAAGTGATAATGCACCACCTACGATGAAGACCGACCTCGGTTTTTGGATGCCAATGCAACACATACCCTATGATGAAAACCTCCCAACAGATTATCAGAATTTTATAGAAAGGTTTTGGGACGTCGCGATTGAAAAGTATTGTTCTCATTATGGTTCATTGTTAGACGGTGGATATTTGTCAATGCATGGAATCAAATTTCAAAAAACTGCAACAACCGAGGGTTATCATGTATGGCATTATGAGAATTCAACAGCAAAAA